CTTTGCGCGGCTTCCAACGGCAAACTGGTAATACTTTTTATCTGCTCCTGCATCTGCTCACGTAATGCGATTCCAGTTGGAGCGTTTAGTATTTCTTTCTTGAGTGATTGTCCGATTGATCTTCCCAATTCAGCCCATGCGCGAATGTCTCTCTGCGAGACTTCAGCCGTCATTCTTTCAACTATTGATTTGGCCCACGGCTGCAAGATGGCTGAATACTGTGAGAGTATGCGCTGTATAGCGGTTAGATCGCTCACAATGCCCTCTGGTGCCATTCCTTTGATGATGTGGCCAACGTGTCTACCTACTTGGGCTAACTGTCGCTCATAACTGATTTGTGCGATACGTGCGCGATTGAATCTCTGGCGAGTAGCGTTACGTATTTGGGCTGGAGTTAAGCTCATTTTGCTCTTTGTCTATCTCTGCTAATTCACGCTTAACGTTACTTGCTACAGTTTCAGCGCGACTGCAAATCCATTCAAGATCGCGCTTGTATTCTTTGAGTGTATCCCCTTCTTTCAGTACTCGCCTTACTGCTGCTCCGATCTTTGGTCTATCGTGCCATTGGTATTGGATTGATACACCGCTAGCCTCCTCGAATTCTCTGACAGAATTCTGTAATTGTTCAAACTTACGCTCGCCTTCCTCCGCAAGATATTTCAAATGGCTGGACTCTGAATCGACTCTCTTTGTTACTGCCTCCTGAATCTGCGTTTCTATTTCCTTCGTACACTGCTGACGAACGGAATAAAGCAGAGAGCAGAGCATATGTCGATCAAGGGGAAATGGCTTCATCCTCTCCGGTTTTTTAATTGTTTTAAGCCTCTCGCCTTTGAGTACCATCCACCCCCAAGGCAAAGGTAGTTCATCAGGACGCGCTACAGATTCATCATTGGTTACTAGATAAAACCAATCGCAAAACTTACCAATTTCTTCTGCTTTTTCTGGATGCTTCAATTCTCTCAGCCAATCGGAGCGGGAGTGTTTAATTTCAAATCCTGTTATCTCTCTCCCGCGTGTGCCGTAGAGGGCAATCGACATTGCATCCGCCGACCGGGACGAATCAAAGCCAGTTGAATCTCTTACTTCAAACAAAGTTATGTAGTGGGGATGGGAAAACTTTTTGGCTAGTGCCTCATGCACCGTAGGGTATTTAATGAGTGTCTGTGCTTCGGTAGCGGTAGCCATGTCACGCCTTGTTTATCGGTCGCATCAAATGCGGCGTTATGATCCCACTGGATTTTTTCTTTAACGCTTCCACAACACAGTCCTTAACCTTCTGCTGTGCTTCCATCAAAAATACCAACACTTCAGCTTCAGTTAATCCTTGGCTGGAAAGGTTTAAGTTAGCGGTTGTTTCGTCGTAAGTGATGGAGATTGATTTCATTTAAATTTTCCCTGTAACTAACATCCCTAGAAATATTCCAATAGCTACCGCTATCAATATGGAAACAGGAAAAGTCCAACTAAATCTATCTATCACCCAACTTACCCAATCGTAATCATTTATATTTTCTGGAGGTTTAAGTTTCATGGTTATCATTATAACCTATTCACAGTCTCACGGTAAGACTTTAATCCTGCCTGTTCTCTTCCGCGCCCGTCTTGATCTCTGCAACTTCTTCCATCTCCGGCAGTGGCGCTGGCTCGGATTCCGCATTATTTATATCTTCGTCGGATATATTGCTGCCGAATCCCGTTTCTTCACTCGATTGCTTCAACTCTTTTAGCGCCACCTGATTTGAAATGATTCCCGCTTCGGTCAGCTTAATCGCGCTGTCTGTTATCTTCGTCGCTATGTCCGCTTTTTCCGTAGCATTCAATTGCCACAATGGTCTAAATCCTATGGTCGTACCATCTGGCCATTCCTTGCCTAGACTCTGCACGATGCAACGATATACCGTAGTAATTGGAACTTTAAGAGTTGAGTTTTGTTGACGCGCTATTTCGTCATAGTACGTTCTTAAATCCGCTTCGCCCGTTGCGTTCAATCCCGCTGGACTCTGGCCTAGTAATCTCACGAGTGGAATCTGTACCGCTCCGCTTATCTGCTCTAGAAAATGAATCAGAACATCACTTGCTCCGCTCACTGAATTGTTCTGAAAATTCTCCATCTTGTCTTTGGCATCCAGCAGCGTCATGCCTTCGTTCGACTGCGTAGAGCGCATGAAGTTTACTTGCGCCATCAATCCCGCCAATCCCGGCCCACCTGAAGATACTAGCTGCCTCAAGCCTTCAACCGTGTACGTTCTCAGGTGAAGCTTATACATCAACTGCGCTATGCCCTGAGTTGAGGAGTTGAGGGCTAACAGGATGTCCCATATTCTTTCATATATGCTTTCTCCCCAAAACTGCAAGGTAATCGCTTGCCACCACGGAAGTTTTATTCCACTTAATCTCATCACTCGGCTGTAATGGATTCGCATTCCTACCAATGCCGGAGCTGTGGCAATCACGCTGTAATACTTTGGCAGTCCATAGTTAGGCCCGAAGTCTTTTACCGTATCTTCTACGCTTGGGTTTACCATCCAGCGGTCTAACGGTAGTATTCCTTTGAACTGGTCTTTGCCTACCGATTCAACTCGGAACGGAGTTGATAAATCCTGCCCGTCAATCAGGATCACTCCCAAGCATCCGCCGTACAGCCTTGACCACTTCACTACTTCATTCGTGCTGTTCCAGATTCCTAGCTCTACCGCTGATTCGTTTACTTGCTCAATATCTTCGGGCCTCATGTCGCCCTTAACATCAACTCCGGCCCTTGTCATGTCATCCGCTACGCAATCGACAATCGTTCCACATAACCCCTGCCCTCTGTGCATCCATTCCAGCAACGGACGGTACTGAGTTATTGGGTTGTATCCATACGTTCCACCTGAAGATATGTTATTTGTGCCGTAGCCTATTCCAGCGGCGAAGTTGCGGAAGGAATCAAATACTTCTTGCGAGTCTTTGGCTTTTACTGGAGTCGTTTTTTTAGGTGTTTTCTTCGTCGCCATTTTGTCTTACCGTGAGACTTTCTTACTTTACAGTAATGGCGATGGATTGCCTAGACTATTTGGGTTGAAGTATTTTTACTTCGTCCTGAAGCTTAATCACTAAGCCTGATAATTCGCTAACAACTTTGGCCATATCTGACATGCTGCCCACTATGTCGGCCAGTTCATCAAGCGTAGGAACTCCTCCACCAATGGCAGCTAATTGGCAAAGGTTTTGATACTGTTGTTCTATTTCAATACAGAGATCATCGACATTGATTGATTCATCCATTTAATCTCCCTTTCACGAACCCCAGCAACTTCCCAAAACTTTCAAACACATCCTCATTTTCTGATGTGAACACTTCCCCAAGTCCCCATTCGTTTTCAATCGCTACCGATAGCTCAATCAATTCAAATAGGCCATTGGGCATCAATTCGGTTTCGTGTTTGATCTGGTACGAGTCGGTTATTTCCTCGACATCCACAAGCATTACTTCGGCCACGATCTCGCGCAACCTTTCAGTAAAAGTCTTACGGGGAGACTTTTTGATTTCAATTGGCCGACGCTCTGCTCCGAAGTATGTGTAGCCCTTACCTGCCATTTTTTCTCTTGTTTCTTTTGAAAACATCCACAGCCGTAGTATCTCCTAGAAGTATTTCTAGGGCATCAATTAAATTGCCAAGATTTTGTATTTCCCTGTTTATCTCAAGCTCCTGATTTACTATTGTGTCCTTCTTGCTATTCGCAATATCTAAATCATCTCGTGACTTATTTAGGGCTTTACGAAATATATCTAGTTGCTCTTGTGTATTCATTGGTTATCATTTTAACACAACTACTGCCCTAACTTAGCCCAAATTGCATCTACTCCTCTGCGCTGGATGTAACCATCTAGCGAGTAGCGAACTTGATCCCAAAAATCGTTATGCGCGTCAACTACTATTGGCAGCACTTGGGGCCTTCCATCCTTGTCCACTACTTTTTTATCCACCTTGTATGAATACAGTCGCGCTTGATCTTGTGCCAATGGACAGTTCTCTTTGTGGATGTGTATTTTCTCGAACATCCTGAGATGCGCTATTCCATCTTCTACGCTTCCCGGCCATTTCTCCGCTGCCGATATATTGAAGCCATGACGCGATAGGTAACTGATTATCTCTGGCCTTGCGCAGTCCGCTTTTATTGGCCATGTTCTCGCTGTATCTATCCCGCGCTTGTTAGGCACCTTGCCATCAAACAAGTCGGGAAGATTATCTATTTCCGTTCCATAACCAAAGCATTCATCCTGTATCCATAGCTCTTCTTTTTTCTCGCCTGTCGTTTGATCTATTTTTTCTGTGATGAAATTCCTGCCTAGATAGTTAGGGTCATTCGCAAATCCAAAGTCGTTACCATGGAACCATCTAACCTGCCCTTCTTCTTGCCCGTATCTCTGTAAGACTTCTTTCCAGTCGAAAGAGATAATGTCGTACCTTCCCTTGAAGATTACAGCCTCGGAAACTTTCTTAGGTTCACCTTCCCATATGTGCGCGTAGTCATCGGCAAATAGTTCTGGGTTGGCATCGGCCTTGCGCTTGAGAATCATCCTTTCCGATTCCAGTTCAGGCGTGAACCATGGATTCTCGTACCAGTACATTTTTACTACTAGAGAATTTTCTGGGGGATTAACTACAAACCTTTGGTACGTGTCATCCCTTTCGTCGTCCGGGTTGAAGGTAAGCCAAATTTCGCTTCCCGGCTTGCGTATGGATGGCCCAAGAATGTCCCATGATTTTTTGCTCACGCTCTGAGCTTCTTCTATCCAGCAGATGTCCACATCTTCCATGGACTTAACAGCTTCTTCTACGTTCGTACGCAGTCCCTTGAAAATGAACTCCGCTCCTGTTCTTCGGCTGACTATGGATGTATCTGTAATCTTGAAATCGTTCTGGAGTCCAAGTTTTACGATTTGAGTTTTTAGCAGAGAGTGGACTGAATCTTTGATTGATGTCTGTATTTCTCTCGCGCAGAGAATACGGAATGGGAGTCCGTCTGAATCTCTCTGGGTTGTATGGGCCTTCAGGATTAATGCTCTTGCTACTGACCAACTCTTAGCCGCTCCGCGTCCTGAGTAGAGAACCTTGTAACGCGCTGGCCTGAAAAGTATCTGGGCCTTGCGGGGAAATTGGATACCGGGATAGGACACGCTATGTAGACAAAGTGCGCTTAATATTTTCGTTATTCGCTCTGTTTAATAGCTGCTCGAATATTTCAGGCATACTTAAATCATTGTTGTTTTTACCAAATGTTTTTACATGCAGTTCTCTTATGAAGTCATAAACAGAGTGAATACTCTCAATATGTCTCCATTTTCCCTCTGGTAAAGCTTGAGCTAATGCACCGCAGCATGGACAATTTGTTACTGAAATCATTTCCATTTTTTAACCTTCCCTCTTTGCTGGCGGATCGACAAATACCACATTCAATGTCGCTGTAGTTGCTACCGGCAATGTCTCCCCATCTTTGTCTTTTCCACCTGATAAGTAAATCGTTTCTGGAGTCTTGCCTTCCGTGATCTCGCGCAATTCCTTTACCGCTACCATGTTTCCATTGATGCCATGAATGCTTGCGCTGATTGTGAGGGCTTCGGCAAACGTGATGCCTTCGTCGCATCCTAGAAGCTCCGCTATATGTTTTGGAACCTTGCGCTGTAAGTGCTGTCTCGCCGCTTCACTGATTAACGTAGCTCCGTTACCCCATTGGTTTAATCCTTTAGGATTTCTCTTTTCGCCTTTTTTTATTCCAACTTCAGCGGCCATCTTATTCCCTTTTTCAAAGGGCTTACCTCTTGGCTTCTTCTTTTGCGGGAAAGATACCTCTTGAATTTTTATAATGGCCTTGGTTGGCATTTGCGATTTCCAGTTTCTTTATTTACGGTTTCCTAATCATAGCTTGATTGTTTCGTTAACTCAAGTCTTACGGTAAGACTTTTTAGTCTCCGACTTCTCCATGTAGAACAATTTCTTGGGAATTAAACACGCGCATGTCAACAATGTAGTCCAGTGGTGAATGGTCTCCTTCGTCATCAAGCACGATTACCCTGAGATTCTCAGGATACTTCTTTAATTCCTGAATCAGTATTCCTACTGTCATACTCATTTGATCTTACTCTCCGCTATCATTGCAAAGTTGGCGATGTGGATTAATGTTCTACGCATCTGCTCTGGATTGTTGAGTGCTCCAAATTCTTTCAGGATTTGTACGTAGAAATCCAGTCTCATGAGTGGCTCGGAAATTGGCAATAATTCCACACTGCCTTTGTCCTGCTCTTTTTCTCCCATTACATCCGACATCTTTTGAGCAAAGGCTATTACATCATCCCGAAGCGTAGAAGGTTTTGATTCAGTTAATGCCGATTCCAGTCTTGCGCCTATCTCTCGGATATGAGGAGCGTTTACAAAGTGAGGCGGGTATCCAGTAGTGGCGTTTAGTTCGTTAATGGCGCTACGGACTGCGGTTTCTAGGTTCACTTTTACCTCTTGGATAAATTCTTACTTGCCCACTCGATTGCATGTGCTTAGCCGCAGAGATGAGCGTCTGGTTTTCCTAGTTCTAGCGTAACGCCCGCTGTTATTTTATTAGTGTTCCATGAAACAATCATGATGCCGTTAAGATCAGAGGCACTACTTCTATGGTATCCCTTATACCAATGATTGGTTTCCTGCTTTTCTACTTTGCAAATATCGCAACGGTATGAAGTCTGTTCACTCATGCTTTACTTCTTATCTCTACGCTCTTTCTCTTTCTCGCGCTGCAATGTGCAGCGTTCGCATGGGCAATATATTGAATGAAGCTCCACCATCTGGCGATCCTGCTCGATTCGTTCAGTGATTTTATCCAGCACTACTTGCATAAATATTGCCGCCCTTTCTAAACTTGAAATTACTACGACATTCATAACATCCCATGAATAAGTTTCCAGTTACGATCCCCTCGTACTATCTTGAAATTCCTTTGGCTCCCTTTTATTTGGTTACAAATTCCATGACTAGGCTGGAGATTGGAAATTTCATCCGCTTTGCCGTGTCCCGGCTCTATGTGGTCACTCTCTAGTTCTTCCCGCGTTCTGATTTCTTCATCGCATATTCCGCAGATTAAAGTCTTACCGTGAGACTGTGCCTCGTTCCACCATCTCAGCCTAATCGCCGCTAGCTTCTGGAGCCGCACTTTCTGTTTTGCGCTCTGCCTGTTTATCGGCTTGCGCTGCTTGCCATAGCTTTCTCTCAAACTTTTCTTTGCAATAGGAGACTGTGACGAATTTGTTTTCTGGAGCACCCGCGACACAGAAGTAGAACCCGTAAACGAGCAGGTAATCCTTGCCTTGTAGTTCAGTTTCGCATTCTGCGCATTGCATGGCTTTCTCCTAATCGTGCTGTTATACCCCAGCCGCAAAACGCCTGACTCTAATTGCTTCTTTCGCCTCTCTGAGATTTTGTTCAATGGCTTCCTGGTTTTCATAGCGGCGTCTGTCGATTCCACTACGCCAGCACTGTCTACAGAGATCATGGCGTTTTGCTTTTACCAACCTACGGTCAATCATTGTAACTGCTGGACGTGTCTCGCATTCGGAGCACATTTTGGTCATTGCCGTTCATATCTTTTGAAGCTAATTTGAACGTAATCCCCGAACGGTATAAATCCAATAACTCCCTCTGGCGTGAAAATAGCTACGCTCTGGCCAGAAAATACTTTTCCAACACACGCTCTATTCATGGCGAAACGCTTCCATCCACCCCTGCCGCCACTAATTCTGTTAACCATTCTCGCGTGTCCCATTTGCCGTTTTAAGCCTTCGGTTTGATCCATGCCGATAATCCCTTACTTATGTCCTATGAATGGCTCTCAAGCCATTTATGCGCGATTGCGCTATTGTTTAACGTACTCTGCAACCAATTTATCCAGCCTGTCCACGTACCTTTTTTGGGGGGCATGTTTCCCAGCTTCCCATCGAGCTATTACAATCTTGCTAGGTATAGCGTCCCCATTGATTCGCATGAGTTTTCCCATCTCCTGCTGAGTTAACCCGTTCGCCGCCCTGAACCGCTTCAACTTGAATCCAAACGCCTTAGCCTTTGCCGAATTGTCTACAAAGGATTCCTTTGGTCGTCCGGGGGGGCGCTTTGTTTTCGTCACCGCTGCTATCTTGTTTGCCATGGATAATATTCTAGCTTGGTTATCAAACTACGGCAAACAAATAGTATTACGGTGAGACTAACGCTCTCCCGGTTATAGACCACGCTTCCCTCTTGGATAGCGCATTCCGCCGATGGGTAACGTAATCTGGGTCGTATGGTGGCAGTTCGATTTGGACACCACCTATCCACTTATCGCCAGCCTCATATTGTTTCGGCTTACAGGCCGCGAAGAAACGATCTTCTACACCTTGGCGCATGACGGCCATCTTGATAACCGCATCCGCATTTTCAGCGTCGTAAGGGCCATCAACCCAGATAACCTCACTGCTTTTAATTGTGATTGCTGCTACATCGTATTTCATGTTTTTCTCCTACGTCCCCAATCTCACAATCCAGTAAACGATAAATCCGACTGTGAAAGCTATTCCGGCAATGGTTAAACCGCTGAATATCCCGCTGTTTTCTTCCGTTTGTCTGAAAGTCTCACGGTCATACTTTTTGCGCTCTTGGTATTCACGCATGGCCTATCTCGCCTGATCCGAATATTGCGGCACCGAACGCCCTGTTTCGCTAATCTGTTCGCGGTAATCACTCAAAGGACACTGCGGCTCATGTGGCACGATTCCAAACATTCCTGCGCATCGGCACCCTTGCTCAATCGCTATGTCCGATTGAAATACGCTAGGGAATAAATCACGATTAATATTCAGCCGTTGCCAGCGTTCCGTTACTTTCTGTATTGCCTCATCTCTTGTCATGGCTTGTCCCCTTAGATTGTTTTCGCGTGAGCGTATTCCACTTCAAACCTCTGTCCTGCGTGTTCGTCGTCAATATTTTCGATTAACTTCTGTATTAACTCGCACACTTCGCCCGGAGTCCCGTTTTCCTTGTCGCTGATTTTGAGAGTTATTTGGATCATGGCTTTAAGCTGCATTACAGTGATACTTTTTGTTTAACCTTGGGACGCGCTACAACGGTTTGCTTTTCATTTTTATACGATTCGTGCGCTTCTATCGTGGCCACAAAGAGCAGGGTTTCGCTTTCATCGACAACAGGATATCTATCGCTGTATTCGCCTTGCCATTTAACCCCTCCAAGAATCACAGAACCAATATACTTAATGGTCTGCCCGTTCTCGTCGCGCATAATATGGCAGTATTTATAAAACGTGCGCCCATAATTTCCTGGCTTTGACCAATCAAAAAACTTAATTAGATTACAGGTAAACTCGCGGCGTTCACCAATCTCGCCTATAAACTGTGACGCCTCTTTACGTTGTATTTCGGCCACCATGCGGTCTAGGGTTTCACGTTGATTCGTGGTCAGTTCTGCCAGATTTTTAGCAGTAGAAATAATTTCACTGGAAATACTATTTGTGTCGCAAATTGCTAACACGCTCTCAAAGTAAGACTTATTATCTTCGGCAAACTGCTCTCTACGGGACGCTCTCTGCTCCTCATGTTTACGGGCTGCTTCTTGACGGATAGCAGTTTTGGCCGCTTGTCTCTTCTCGTTAGCCGCATCCATCTTGGCAATCTTTTCGGCAGTGTATAACTTAACGGATACATTGCGACCATGGCTACCGCCGCATTGATAACAAGTCCATCCTGTATATTTCCACTTCTCCGATCCCCCAGCCCCGCCGCACCTACCGCAATTTTTAAATTCAATCGTGTACGGCTTGCCTTTATCGTATTTTGGCTGGCCGGTAAATACGCGGCCAGCACGGTAAAATAATGTACCTTCGGGAATGATTACGCTTTCCGCTGTAGCCAATTCTGCATTCATTTTCATCTCCCTACCGTTGATCGCGGTATAGCCTTAATATACAGTTATTTTGATAACTGTGTCAAGAGTTATTTTTAGACAAAAAGACATGGCCAGAAATGATTACATCCGGCCATTGGAGAATAGGGATTTTGGGGAGTTTTACGGGGTAGGAGTAGCGGGATTAGGGGTATTAGTAACAGCAGTGTCACTGGCCACCTGTGCGCCAAATTCAGCGGCCTTTTTGTTGATGGCATTGATTACCGCAGCACGTTTGGCATTGACGGTATCGGTTGCGTTTTTCAGTCCTGCAAGAGCGTCCTGATATTCCTTGTATTCAGCGTCCATCATCTCTCCTAGCTTACATCGTACTTTTTGGTTGTGCCTTGCGCTGGACTGGCCTGTATTGGCCCAGAATTGCCCTGTGGAGCGTCCGTTTTGGTTCCCTGCCCCAAGACGTTCTGTAATGCCGCTGGAGCCACATTCTGCACCGTTCCGTGGATTCCAGCACTCCCCATTGCCGATATTCCAGCAATCGACAGAGCAGTGAATGACTCCATGGAAAACAATTTGTCTGGCGGTAAGACTATCGCCACTGCCCCAATCGACAAGCCGATATTTATTGCCAATGCCCAGCGACCAGTTACAGCGGGGAACGTTTTCTTAACCACTTGCAGAATGGTGTACACGCTGGCAATTATTCCAGCTACCTTGCCAGCAGTCACACCACTTAAGCTTATTGTGGCGATAAGGTAAAGAGAGTGCATTATAGCGCCGGAAGTCCTGCCGCCACGCGCTCCGAATTGAGAACCTGAATCGTGGCATCGTCAAACTGTTTTGCCGTAGCCTGTAGGCTTGCCACATTGTCAGCCACTACAGGGCCAAGCGTGTCAATGGAACGGATCGCGTTCAAATCTTCCACGCCGATTGCCGTTAACGCGGCCAGTAACGCGGCCAGTTTTAATGCGGTATCGCTTGATAGGGGTGCTGACATGAAAATTTCTCCTTCGTGAAATTTTTTCGGATTTACTTGTGAAGCATTTCGCTCAAGGCTTTGGCTACGAATTGCCCCTCGCTTGGCGTGAGGTTTAACTTTGTCTCGGAACCATCGCCCTGCGTTTTGTATATCATTGGGAATCTTGATTCCGGCTCCATTGGATCAAGGTTCTCGTAGGTAATGCGGATATTCTGGTTGCCTACTTCATCTCCTTGAGCGAAATTTACTTCGCTCATTTCAGGACTCCAGTAGTCGAAAGAGTGGAAGCAATCGAATTAGCCAGAGTGATGATCGATTGAATCTCGCTTGTAATGCTTTTTTGCGATGTCGGGTCTTTAACTCCCGCCGTTCCATCCGCTACCATCTGTACGCCGATGTCGTTAATCTCTTTCAGGAGTCCCTTGATTTGCGCTGCATTGGCCGCTACAGGTTGCGCCAGAAGAGGAGTTAACTGCTCGTGGATGCGCGTGATCTTGATTTGTCCAGCAGAGAGTTTATCGAAGTACTCGCTCTCAATCATCCCATTCTGATGAATCGCTACCAGCGACTCGGCTACCGCATGATTGTGAACTGAGATTTGCGCGTTGTCGGCATTGACTTTTTCAAGTGAAGTTACCGGAGCAGTGGGCGTTCCATCGGCATTAGGGGTGCGATGAAGCTTCGCGCATCCCACAAGCAAAACGATTGCTATAACACTTGCCAGATACTTTGATTTGTTTCTCATTCATTTTCCTTTCGATTAGCAAATTAATTATAGCAGCAAGAATTCTTTTTCGTACTCTAAATCTTCATTGAATGCCGGAATAGTTATCAATGATTTTCTATTGAATCGCTTGAATTTCTCAGGCAGTCTTACGGTAAGACTTTTTCCTTCAGGCTCAAGCGAGATGGATTCAGGCATGAATAGATCATCTGACATCGCTAGCCTTTGAATTTCTTCCGTGCTGTATGTTTTAGAAATCATCTTGAGCAATGAATAGAGATTGCGGAATTTCCGATACTTTACCGCTTACCGTAACCTCTACCCTTTCCGGCAATCCATAAAACTTTTCTGCTTTGATTGAAACAATCTGCGCATCATCCGCGTAAATGATTCCCGTTAGTGCGTCCTCGGTAGCGCGAATAAGTTTCGATAGATCGGGCCTGACTACATGCTGTGTTCTTTTTCTGGATACCGAATCCGGCTTAGAGAAATAGAAATTAAAAGTTGCCGATACTGGCGAGTGTTTAGTAAATATCACATCGTTAAATCCAACCTTGGCCCTCTGCTCCAATGCAGCCTTGGATACTTCTTGTCGATATGATTTTAGGTCTTTGTTGTCACTGGTAATAATTGCGCGATTCCAGCCCTTTGGGATGAAAGCTTTCATAGACCCTTGAGGTTCTGGAGTGCAGAACGCCGTGAATGAAATACTATCAATCGCAATAAGTGGGCTAGTCATTTTGTTAACTCTTATTAGCTATCTTCAGGGATAATATCGGCAATGTATTCCTTTTGCAATAACTTTCTATGTCGCCAGCACAGACTGGAATTTATATTGCCAATACCTTTGATGCTTGTTTTCTTTGCACGCTTACCGCATTTTTTACCGGCCCTGTCCCCATTACGTAAAATGAACTCACACCGTAGCCTTAGCGGCTCTATGATCTTTGCAACCTGCGCTCTCAGTTTAACGGTTTCGAGTTTCATCGCTTCTTTACGCTCTTACCCCTTAAGCGCAAGTTTCCTCTCTTTCTTGATCTCTAGCCATTTTTTGTAGGCAGCGGACTTTGGTTGAGCTTGGCCAAGACCATGACACCAATGGTCATTCCTCAGCAACACCTTGCACATCCTTCGCCATGACGGTGCCCAGCATTTAGCCTCTAACTCTGGCGGAGCCTCATCCGGTATCTGAATATAACCTCGATCTCGCCAGCCCTTGATGAATTTCTTGAAGCGAATCAAGTAATGCTCTCGCGTCTTTTTTGGCATCGTTCGTAACAAGAGATTACAGAAACTACGCCATGTGTGATTAGGCGGCTTTGTAATCTTGTCGTACCCCGTTATGTTTCCCTTGTCCTGTACATACAGTGCCCCTGAGTTTGCTCCATTCACTCGCGCTACCAACTTGAACCATGTTTCAGGTTCCAATATGTGATAGAGCCAAAGTCCGCGCCTTTGATCGTCTCCGAATGGCTGACATAACCTCTGATTGCTTAATGGCACTCCGGCCATCTGCATTCGGTCATAGATTCTATTGTGCGGCTTGTCTGGATGAATCGCATGGTATCGCCAGATGTCTTCGGTTAACCAATCGTAAATTGGATATACGTTGTAAACTTCGTCCACAATTTTTGTAGTCCATCTCCATCCGTTAAGCGTTAGTCCACGTTTCTCCCATGTGGCTATTGCACAGTAGCGATGTAGACTCTCTTGCGCCCGTATGCCGATGAATGCCGCCGTCTTTTTACCTTGGCTGTACCACTCGCCAAATAGGACAATGAATTCCTCAAACTCCATTTCAGCCAAAGCAAATGGGTAATCTTTTTCAGTCTTACAGTAATACGGTTTTTGGCGAATCCAAATATCTTCCT